AGTTTCCAATCAGCAGTATATGGTAATACATAAGTAGTAATATCAGAACTTGTTATTTCATTTAATTCATAAGTTGTATCAATGTCTGATCTATAATATTCTCTTACTTTGTGGAATATGTTTAGTATAACATCAGTTGATATTTCATTTGCTCCTATATAAGAAACTCCATCTTCTATATTTATATTTTCTATAAATTTAACTAATGTATATAACTGAAGACTGTCTACATACCATCTATGATATTTATTACTGCCTATTCCACTATAATATACAAGTTTATCAGTATAATATATAAAGATCTTCTTAGCTAAAGCTAATTCTTCTTCTAAATATGTTTGAAAAATTCCCATAATTAAGAATTATATCTATTTAATACATTTAATCGTTTTGTTGCTTTTATATCTCTATCTGTTATAGTAGAATTTCCTATATACTTCATACTTTCTAAATACATAACTTGCATTGCTATAGGTTCTATACTCTTCTTATAAGCTTCGGGTGTATATAAATCATTTACATTTTCATATACTTTTGTAGTAATATAAGAATCAGATAAAAATCCTGCATAGTTACTTTCATATACATTATCATTTGCAGTCATTTTAACATTATACCAATTATCTAAAGCATACTCTCTTCCGAATAAAGTTTCAAAAGTTAAAGTTATTTCACCATTAGCTGTATAATAATCAACTTCTTCTGAGATTAAATCATATGAATAAATAGCTAAGTCTGTAGTAGATGTATAGAAATATAATACAATACTAATTAGACTATCAAGTGAACCAGTTTCGCTAGTCCAATCAGTTTGGTCTACAATAGTTATACTTTTTTTATCTGCTGATATTGTTGCATTTATTTTCATAATTAGTTTTCAGTTAATAATTCCTTAATAGTTTTTTGGTAGAAAGGATTTAAAATAATAACACTATCTCCTTCATTATATTGTGTGATAACATCATTTAAATTTGTACATTCTAAACTATATATAGCAGTTGCATCTTTCTTGGAAACAAATTTTCCTTCAACATAAGATTTATCTGCTTTCTTATTTACTTCAATATTTGTTTGTGTATATAATCCTAATACTATAACTGCAATTATTCCAGCCAGCCATTTTAAAAAATTAGAAGCTTTTCTTATTTCTGTTGCAGTGTTATTTAAATTCTCCATTGTTGTGGAAGCTTCTTCTAAAAAGTCTTTCATATTATGTTCTTGTTCTTGCATAAATTATAAATAGTAGGTTAAAGCTTTTTTCAATTGTGTTATTTGCTATAATATCTATATTAAATCTACAAATATAATAGAATAATAATATAGTGACAAATAATTTTTTAAGTTATATAGACTTTAAATCAGTATAAACATAAAAAGAGGGGCTATTAACCCCTCCTTCAATATTCAAAGATTTAAAACAAATTAAGAAATGTTCAATACATCTTTTAATTGAGTATATACTGAACCAGAATCTGCATCTTCAGTTGCTACTAGAACAGTACCAAAAGATTCAACAGTCCTGTCAAGAGTAGTAACATTATTACCAGTAGAGTATGAAAAACTAATCTGATCATAAGTTTTACCAGAAGTTGCCTCCAAGTCAATATTTTTAGGATAACTTCCAACTCTCCAAGGTTCCCCTTTGTTTCCTTTAAGAAACCATTCATTTTCTGCTACTTCATAATATGTACCTGCACCTTTTGAAGGGGTTGCAACAGATGATGTATCTGAAGCACCAAATCCATCACCAAGATCGATATCAAACTCTACATAATCATATCCAATAACTCCCGGATCAAATGTAGAAGTAAATGATAATCCTGATAACAATACTCCTGCATCAGATGTAGCAGCTGTAGCTTTTACTACCAATTCAAAATTAGTATCTACAGCAGAGTAATCATCACCTTGATAAGGCATTTCGAGAGTACCGATGTCATTAGAAGTATCAATAGCAACTACTTTATAACATGGATCTGTCAGTGCAGTGCCTACTCGAAGATAATCACCTACTGCAATCGCAGAAGTACCTGTATCATCATCAATATCAGTAGCTGAGAAATACTTAGAACCATTTTTAAGGGTAATAGTATCAACACCTGTAGGAACAGCTGTACCTGCACTGTTAATTAATACTTCAGCTTTGATAAGTTTAGGATTTTCACGGGAGAAATTCTTATTAAAATTTTCTGCAACACCAGAAGCAATTTCTGCCTGTGTAGCAGATGCAGATGATTTATAAGCTGCAAATTTTACAGATTCTCCTCGACCCCATGTTTTTGAATTATCATACCATGATGTATGTAATACATAATCAGTTGAATCATTTACCGCAAGTTCTCCAGCTGTACCATTGAAACCAACAGCACGTTTCCGTTGAGTAGCAGATGCAGTATCAACTGCGCTTTTCTTGATAATATTACTATATTCAATTAGAGGAGTTTCTACAATAACATCTTTTGAATTCTTTGTAGCTATTGTAAACCTATCTCCAGCGGCAAGATCTGTTCCACCTGTACCAAGAGCAGTTTGTGAACCTGCAAGAAATACACCTAATTGTCCTGTAGCAAGATCATCTCGTTTACTGGTGTTTGCCAGCAAATCTAAATCTTTTCCTACCAACATGGTAGTTACATTTTTTTGTGCAATCATTTTAATCTAAATTAAATTAATACTAAATTTATTTTTCTATTTATTCTGACTTTAAACTTTCATTCATTCCTATTTGATAACTCTGTTGTTGAGAAGCTGCATATGCAATAGAAACAGCTTCATCTACAATGGCATTATGCAAAGTTTCATCTAAAATACAATGTCTTTGATTTGATAAAGTTGCAGTATCTACAACAATATCAGGAGGTGTCATTACATATCTAACCCTATAACTATTCAAAGTATCAGATTCAGATAGAATAATCTCTATTCTTTTTTTACTATTTTCTGTCTCAGTACCAGATGCATGTGTATATCTTGAAATATCCATTCTCCATATCTTATCTTTATAAGGAGATCCAAATGGATTATCTTTATTAATAATATATTCATCATGTGTTACAGGATAAACATCTATTTCTTTTGATCTATCATTTATTGTAGCAGTTTCTTCAACTGGCCACAGATAATCTTCAGGCATTTCTAAAAATATACCATTTGGATGTACTCCATTCTGTATAGCTGGTTTTGAAATAACTTTCACTCCGCCAGATTCAGATGTATAAGAAGGTGAATAATATGCAGGTTTAATAAGTTGACTTAAATCTTGTGTTCTCTTTTCATCTGCTTCTAAACCTTTTCTGTATTTATTACCTTCTGGAGAATATCTATGAAGTACTGTTCTCAATTGAGCATCGGTTAACAATTGACTTATCTGTCTATCATCATATGAAGGACTTTCAAAGTCATAAAGCTTACCAAACTTTATCAAGAACAATATTTTCATTTCATTTGCTTGCATCTATTACTTATCTTTAATACGTTGCTGTAAAATTACCTTTTCTTCGTGATTTTCCAGATTATCAATATAATCAGCAGCCTGTGTTAAACTTTTACCCATTGGTGCATCTGTACTTGTTAAAATGAACATACCACTACGTAACTTTATTTCATTTTTATCCATTGCATCATATATAAGAACCTTGGTATCAAATTTAGGATCTTCAACAACCCTTATAAAATCATGTACTGTTTTAGTAGTACTTTTAGGAGTCTTATCCTTTTGTTCAATAATTTTCAACAATTCGGTTTTCAACCATTTGGCGTTATCTCTATTTTCTTTAAGTGGTTTTTTATCAAGCAACCTTAAAATATTATACATATCGCTTGTTTTCTTACGAACCTTAAAGAATAGATCCATTGCATTTTCATAAATATCTGCACGTTTGTTATCATCTTCTCTTACCTGTGCATCGTTTACTAATGCAAATTCAAGACCTGGTTTATGTCTACTTGCCCAATCTTCAGCAATTCGTTTCTTATTGGCCTTTAATACAAAATATTCTAGAACATGTCCTGGAATACCAAGATCCAATTCTTTACCTTCTTTTGTGACTTCCACAGAATAACTCCTCCAGAATTTATTCTTCCAGTCATAAATATTTAAACTTCCTTTTGGTTTATTTAAAAGAACTTCAAATGCTTCCTGAACATCTGGATCTTCAAATATTCTAACATATGAATGTGTACTCATATCATATGGAAGTTGATATGTTTTAGTTGTACCAGTAAACATAAACTCACCATCATGCCCCTCTTTAAAAAAAGGTCTTTTTCTTATAATTGGTTTTACCTGAACTATTTCTCCAGGTTTCAATACAATTTTTTCTGCTTCTCTTGCAGATAATTCTTTCGCTTCTTTTACCATACTCTAAATATTTAATTGTTACTTTTAAATTATTCTGGCTTAAAAGTAATAGAAGAAGTTGGGCAGTTTCCCACCCAACTTACTATTTTATTATCCCATAACATTAGGAATCCATTCACCTAATCGCATTGGATTTCGTACCATAATACCGCACCAATCAGCTTTATGAATTTCATATCCATCAACTGATGTTGCCATTACTTTAGGTTTACCCATACCTCCTGGAGAATAAGGATCTCGGAGACCAGGTATATATCCAAATTGCTCTTCATAACCTTTTGCACGCACCATTTGAATATTAGGTGCTCCATCAGAAGTACCAAAATCCATAATAGTCATACGGTGTGATTCTGCCAATCCACCTTCTGGGTGTTTAATAGTATTACGTACCCTATCATCATATTGAGGAATATGCATAAACTCGATACGGATACCATTAATATCAGCATGTTTCACAAATTGAGGACGCTGGAAAGAAGCTTTACTTCCACCACTTAAACCTTCAATTCGGTTATATTCAAGAGCATTTGCTCCAGCATATTGCTCAATAGAACGAGAAGCTGCTTTCAATCCATGTTCACCAGTACCTACTACAAACCTACGTGCATCCTGTGGCAATTTACCTACAGAAAGACTAAGCAAGTAATCTACAAAAGTTTCAATATCAAAACCATTATAGTACATTACATTAGAAGGAGAGATTTGCTCACGTAATCCCATACCAGCTTTAATTTCATAGCCGCTATCTCCAATGTTACCGTAGCTTCCATCTGCCATTCTGTTTGAGTTACCAAACATAAGCAAACGTGCTTTCTCACGCCTAAATTGTCTACGGAATTCCCAGTCAAGCTTATTCAACCAAGTATTGAAAGTTTTATTTTCTTTACCATGAACACCAAAGATTACAGGATCATTTGCTTTCTTGTTGATCATGTTACCAGGAACAAGATGTTTTTTACGAAGCATTGACATCCTATTAGCCATTTTAAATGGAGATGTAAAGCTTACATCTGAACCGGTTTTAGACAGCGTTTGTTCACTCAATGAATATTCAACGTGCCAACGTGTTCCTGCTATAAGTTCATCATAAGGAACATAAAGTTCAGAATCACCTGTTACAAGTTCTACTTCGTGAACAAAGTAAGGTCCTTCTTGTTCTTCAGTTTTAACAAGCAGTTTGTAAAAGTCTGGATTTGGTCCAGCAATTACATGCGATTGGAAAAACTGTTTCTCGTTAAAATACATTTTAAATCTGGAAATACCTTTTCCAAATTCATCGGTTGCTGTTACTTCAGTACCGTCAAGGTCTGTAGCTTTTACAAGAGGAATATTTTTCTCTTCTGCGCCTTGAAGCATCCATTCAAATTCTTTGTCGTCTTCAAGATAATGTGTAGGGAATTGTTCCATATAGGAAATCAAATCCTCTCCAAGATCCAAATATTCCAATCGTGAAATAAACTTACCAATTTTTTCAGGTTGTTCTCCAAATAGAGCACCCAAATGATTCTCTGTAGTAAGTCCAGACCACTCTTTAGATTCTACCCTTAGAGTAGGGAAAGATGATTTAGTTACACTCATTTTTATATAATTTAAAACATTTGTTTATTATTCTAATTGACTATTAATTGCATCTATTAAACCTTTAGAAGGTGTGCTAGTATTTTTATTCTTGGTAGATCTATTTCCTCTACCGTTTTTATCTAATTGACCAGCTGCTTTTTCCAATTCTTTTATGGCACTTTTTTTACCTGATTTGGATAAAGCAGACCAATCTGTAAATTCTTTTGTTGCTTCAAAAATATAATTAAACATTAATTCAGCCTGTACTGGGTTTTTAGCACGATAAGCTCCAAGTTTATTAATTGCATTTCCATATTGATCATATCCAATAGGTGTTGTTAAATTTTTAAATAACTTATCTTTTACCAGTTTGTT